ATAAATTAAACAATTACAAATAAAATGTCAGAAGTAATTCTTTCCCCTGGAGTATTCCAAAACGAAACTGATCAGAGCTTGTATACTCAGGCTCCAGCAGCTCTTGGTGCTGCTATTGTAGGCCCTACAGTTAGTGGTCGTCCGTTTGTACCAACTTTTGTTACTACTTATAATCAATATTTATCAATTTTTGGTGATATTTTTAAAAGTGGTAGCTATTATCATGAATATTTCACATCACAAACTGCTCGTGAATATTTTAGTAATGGTGGTCAATCGTTATTAGTAACTCGTATTATTAGTGGATCTAGTAATATTGATACTTATGCACAAGCTAATGTTACTACCCAAACTTCAACTGGTGATAAATTTGCTACTGGTAGTGGCACTATTGTAGCTGCCTCAGTAGCAGCTAATAATGAATTTAGAATTTTAGGTAGTGGATATCCATTATTTAGATTTATTTCTGCTGCAACTCCAATTCCAGCAAATGATGTTGATGGTAATCTTTACTACTTTGCTTCTGGTTCTACTTTACAAGCTACTTTAGATAATTTAACCGGATCTATTAATGGTGCTTTATCAGGTTCAGCTGCTAGTTCAAGTTATAATTTAATTCAAGCTACAAATACAGCAACTACAATTATATTATCCGGTTCAGTAGCAGGTACAACAGTAAACGGATTTGCTTTCCAAACTGGATCAGCTTCAACATTCTCTACCTTATTTACTTTAGGTGGTGGTACAAATACAACTACTCAAGCAACTTCATTTACTCTTGAAACATTAGCTTGGGGTAATCAAATGAATAATACCTCTAGTATGTCAGCTGGTGCTTTAGCTAGTGGTTCAGCTCAAAATGTTCGTTGGGAAGTAACTAATGTAAATACAGGAAGTGCAGGTGGTACATTTACACTTGTAATACGTCGTGGTGATGATAATCAATCTCAAAAGAATATTTTAGAAACATGGGCTAATGTAAGTTTAGATCCACAATTACCAAATTATATTTCTCGTGTAATTGGTGATTTAAAACCAAAATATAATGTAACTGAAGGACGAGTTGATTTTGATGGTACTTTTACAAATAAATCATTATATGTACGTGTTAAAGAAGTAGTTACTCCAAACATAGATTCAATTGATAATAATGGTAATTTTAAAACTGGATCTTATGCAAGCACTTTACCTCAAGTAGGTAGTGGTTCAGCTGCCGGTGGGTATGCAGGTGGTGTAGCTGATACTGATTTAGCTAAATTAATGAACGAATATACAACTGCAGCCAATATCCAAGGATTTACTACAGATGATTATAATCGTGCCTTTACATTATTATCAAATAAAGATGAATATAGATTTAATGTATTATTAGCTCCAGGTGTTACATTAAGTGGTGCCTCTGCTGATAATATGATTGCTTGTGTTGAAGGACGCGGTGATGCTATTGCAATTATAGATAATGGTGTTTATAGTACTTCAGTTAATGCTGCTGTTGAAAATGCTTCAGGCGCCTCTAGTAATTATGCTGCAACATATTTCCCATGGGTACAATTATTTAGTACTAACTTAGGAAAAGTAGTATGGTGTCCTCCATCAACAGTAGTAGGTGGTGTATTAGCATTTAACGACCAAGTAGGTAAAGAATGGTTTGCACCAGCTGGTTTAAATCGTGGTGGTATTCCTTCCGTAGTAAGAGCAGCAATTAGATTATCTCAATCAAATCGTGATACATTATATACAGGTAATGTTAACCCATTAGCTACATTCCCAGGTACTGGAGTATGTGTTTGGGGTCAGAAAACATTACAACGTAAACCAACAGCTCTTGATCGCGTAAACGTTCGTCGTTTATTAATTGCATTAAAAGACTTTATTGGTGGTGTTGCTCGTAACTTAGTATTCGAACAAAATACAACTGTTACTCGTAATACATTTTTAAGCCAAGTAAACCCATATCTTGAACAAGTAACTCAACAACAAGGTTTATTCGCTTACAGAGTAGTAATGGATGATACAAACAACACCCCTGATGTAATCGATCGTAATCAATTAGTAGGTCAGATCTTCATCCAACCAACTAAAACTGCTGAATTTATCATCTTGAACTTTAACTTAACTCCAACTGGTGCTGAGTTTCCTGCCTAAAAAACTTAGCCAGTTAATATTTATTAATAGCAATTAAACAACTATAAAAAATGCCAGTATTAAACCCTAACGAAATCATGTTTACAGCGTTTGAACCAAAAGTTCAGAATCGCTTTATCATGTATATTGATGGTATTCCAGCTTACTTAATTAAAAAAGCCGCCGCTCCTGGATTTGACGCAGGTGAAATTATATTAGATCATATTAACGTTTATCGTAAAGTTAAAGGTAAAGTTAAATGGAACGATATGACTTTAGAATTGTACGATCCAGTAACTCCATCAGGCGCACAAGCTGTAATGGAATGGGCTCGTTTAGCACACGAATCAGTAACTGGTCGTGATGGTTACTCCGACTTTTATAAAAAAGAGTTAACTTTAGATATCTTAGGCCCAGTAGGCGATATCGTAGGTGAGTGGATTATCAAAGGTGCTTATTGTAAATCAGCTACCTTTGGTGACTATGATTGGAGCGCAGATACAGCTATTAGCTTATCTATAACAGTAGCTATGGACTACTGTGTATTGAACTTCTAATCACTCTTCATATTTCTATTCTTGAAAGCGCTTGTCATAAAACAGGCGCTTTTCTTACATATTTATATGTGTAATTAATATTTTAAATATGCCATTATTTTTATCCCAATCCTTTAGCCAAACATATCTAGATTTAGAAAATCCAGGACCTGGTGGAATTATTAATACATTAGATACAATTACTACATATCCAGATACAGTTAGTGGTACTCCTACTAATCAAGCTAATCCAGGTCCACCACAAAATTTTAATCAAAGTTATGTACCTACTAACACATATTTAACTAATATAAGAGATAATGGTAGTTTTCTTTTAAAAAGAATGAGTGGAGATGATACATTTGATATATTTGATGCAACTAATTTAGACACAGAAAGACCAGGGGTAAATGGTGGTATACCTTATAATAAATTAAAAGATCCAACAGTATATCCTATTACAGCTAAAAAAGTAGGTTCTGTTAATGGATTTAACCCAATACAAGGCCAAGGAGCAACTAAATATACACAAACATATAGTGCAACTAATCCTTATCTTCCATAGTTTTCTTAAAATCTTATATATTTATATACACACAAATAAAATTAGTTTATGGCTGAATTAAAGTTACCGACAGAAAAAGTTATGTTGCCTTCTAAAGGCTTACTATACCCTAAAGAATCACCACTATCAAGTGGACATATTGAAATGAAGTATATGACAGCTAAGGAAGAAGATATCCTTACTAACGTCAACTTTATTAAAAATGGTACTGTTATTGATAAATTATTACAATCATTGATTATTACCCCAATCAACTATGATGATTTATTAATTGGTGATAAAAACGCAATATTAATTGCAGCACGTATTTTAGGATACGGTGCTGAATATTCATTTAAATATACAGACGAGCGTGGTAAAGAAATTAATACCACTATTGATTTATCTAAATTAGATGAAAAAGTAATGGATAAATCGCTATTTACAGCAGGTGTAAACGAATTTGCATTTACTACTCCTAAAACTGGGACTTTATTAACTTTTAAGTTGTTAACACACGGTGATGAAAAGAAAATTGAAACTGAAGTTAAAGGCTTACAAAAAGTAAATCCAAATGGATCATTTGATGTTACTACCCGTTTAAAACATATGATTACTTCAATTAATGGAGATCGTGATCAAAAAACAATTCGTGACTTTATTGACAATTATATGCTTGCAGTTGATGCTAGAGCATTCCGTGAACACTACAATAAAGTAACCCCAGATATTAATCTAAAATACACCCCAGAAGATGAAAACTATACAGGGGAGGGTATAGATATTCCGATTTCTCTTAACTTTTTTTGGCCTGACGCCTGAGTATAGACCTTATTTATTTAAACAGATCCATGAAATAGTATTTCATGGAAACGGCGGATATGACTGGGAAACAGTATACCACATGCCATTATGGTTGCGTAAAACTACGTTGAATTTAATGAGAGAACACTATGATAAAGAAAATGAGGCTGTAGAAAAGCAAAATAATATGCTTAAAAATAAAACAGGTAGTAAAGACATATCACGACCAAATATAGCCCCATCACCTAATTATGTTACTAAAGCGCTTAAAAAATAGGCGCTTTTAATATTTATATGATGTAATATTATAGCATGGCAGATCCACAACAATTACAACAGCAGGTTGAACAACTCAATGAAGAGTTAAATAAAGTCAATGACAGGATCGGAGATATTGGTAAAAATTTAGCTAAAGGAGTAGAAAAACAACTTAGTAATTCTATTTCTAAAGTTAGATTATTAGCAGATAATTTATCAAAATCTAAAGATTTATCTAAAGATATTAAAGCAGCTCAAAGTGAATTTAATAAGCTTATTGCTAAAGGTGAAGCATTAAGTTTATCAAAAAGAATATCTGAAGAAAAATTTAAAGCAGCTAACGAAGTTTATAATAATGCTCAAACAAAAGTAGAAAAAATAGCCGCTGGTAGAAGATTAATCAAGGCTAGAGATGAACTAAAAAGTATCTCAATGCAATTACAGCTTAATGAAGCTATTGAGGATGAATTAAGAAAACTAATAGCAGTAGCAGAAGAAAGAAAAAAACAATCTAGTTTAACAGGAGCTATAAGTAGAGCCCTAGAAAAAAATCTAGGAATTACAAAAGAACAAGTTAAGGAAATGTTTACCTTAACTAGTTTATTTACATTATTAATAGATAGTGCTTTTAAAGCCGATAAACAAGCAACAGACTTAGCTAAATCTTTAGGACTAAGCAAACCGGCAGCAATGGATATAAGACAAGAATTTGTCAAATATTCTAGAGCATCAGGAGATGCATTTGTTAATACAGATCGTTTATTAAAAGCACAACAAGGATTAACTGAACAGTTAGGTATTGCTGTTAAATTTAGTGGTGAAGAGGCTGAACAATTTGCTCGTTTAACTGAAATAGTAGGATTATCAAATGAAGAGGCAGGTAAACTAGCTCAATTCTCAGCAGCAACAGGAGCATCTACTAAAGACTATGTTGCTGATTTACGTAAAGGAGCATTTACCGCAATGCAAGCTAATAGAATTCATATTAGCGATAAAGAATTACTTTCTACTATTGGTAAATTAAGTGCAGGTATACTTGTTAAATTTCAAAATAATCCTAAAGCATTAGCTGAAGCAGTAATACAAGCTAAAAAATTAGGTCTTAGTTTAGAGCAAGTAGATAAGATTGGAGAATCAATGTTAAACTTTGAGTCTTCAATTGAAGCTGAGCTCGAAGCAGAATTAATTACAGGTAGAAAACTTAACTTTGAAAGAGCAAGATCAGCAGCATTAACAGGTGATCAAGCTACATTAATGCAAGAGGTAGCAGCACAAGCAGGTTCATTAGCTGAATTTCAAGACATGAATGTGATTGCACAGCAATCATTAGCTAAGGCATTTGGAATGAGCAGAGATGAAATGGCTGATATGTTAATGAAACAAGAAGCTATTAATAAATATGGAGATAAAGCAGCTGAACTAAATGCTGAACAGATTAAAGATATGGAACGCAGAAATATGACTGCTGATCAATATCTTAAAATGCAAGAAGAACAAAGATCAGCTCAAGAAAAATTTAATGATGTTATGACACATTTACAAGATTTAATAGGTAATCTAGTAGCAGGACCATTTGGTACACTATTAAATCTTATAGTATCTATTCTAGATAATACTGTTGGTTTCTCTGTAGTAATAGGAGCTATAATTGGATCTCAACTTCCAGGTATGATCAAAGGATTTGGTCAGTTATCTAAAATCATTAAATCTGCTGCTAAATTCTCAATAGCTAAAGCAGTATCAGATGCTGTAGCAAGTGCCGCCTCTATACCAGTTGTTGGTTGGGCTTTAGCAGGAGGTGTAGCAGCAGGAATAGGAGCATTATTATATACTTACTTAGCAGATGACTTAATGTCAACACCAGCTGGATACGGTAAACGTACACTTACTACCCCTGAAGGTACATTTAAATTAAATGATAATGATACTGTATTAGCAGGTACTGGTTTAGGTGGTAGCAGAAAAAGTGAATCTAATGCTGGTGTGATGGCTGCTATTAATAATTTAGCAAATATTATGTCTAAACCAGCACCTACACCACAATTTGCACTTAGTGTAGATGGTGAACGTTTAGGTAGTGTTGTTGGAAGACAACAAGAAACTGGTACACAACAAACTAAAAATGCTTATAGACTAGCATAAAAATTAAATATTTATATCAAACAATTAAAACAATTAAAATATGGCAGATATCGTAAATCAACAAACAACCAGTGC